CGGTCTTGCAGCTCTTGTATTTCAGAGGCTTTTTGTTCAATAAATTTTGCAAATTCATCGGGCGACATAGCGATTTAATTAAAATTTAAACGGTTTTTATTTGGTGTTTAAAAAGTTTTTGTATCTTTGCCGAAAATAACAACGTGTAGATGTAGGTAACCCCGATTGGTATTCGGTAAGTTCGTTCTACACGTTGTTATTTTTTTGGCGGTTTCCCCTTTATTAGTGGGTTTGGTTTTATATCAAGAATTGCATACAACACTTCATTATCGTAAAATTTGTGCCGTTTCACATTTGCCCAATAAGTGCGTTTGTTTATTCTCACTCTGTAATAAGTAAAAAATTCAGCTTCCGGGTGCTTTGTTGTTGTCGGTTTTTTGGGATTTGGCTTGTTTTTTGCCCAGCCTGCATATTTCCAACCTTGCATCTTTGAACTGTCGAAATTTCTTACCCAATCTCTTATGTCATCGTTGTAAATCGAATGTGCCAATGTGCTTTTTAACGAGCCACGCAACACACGCATTTGTCCCGAAGCAAACGAACTGTCTGTAAACACTGCACCTGTTTTGGGGTCAATCCCCGAATTTCGTATCGCTTCCCTTGTGGCTTTTATATCAGCTTTTACAATGTGCCTTTTTGCACGTTCAAGGATATTTCCGATACCCTCTTTGTCGATAAATTTTTCTACTGCTTTTTTCGCTCCCGAATAAGCCTCTGCCCTGTACGGATGTTTGTCGGAAAACAGTTTGCCATCATTGGCAGGATTATTTTCTAATCCGTCTGCCGGCATATCTTTTCCGTCTTGCACGTTCGGAGTTGTTGTCGGCTCTTTGTCTGTTTGTCGCAGGCTACATTTGCAGTTCCAACGGTCGCCCGGTCGGTGTTGCGACCAGAACACGTCATTAATCGGCTTGATTGTTCCCCAAAAAATTTTGTGGTCTGCGCCCGGATTTGGGCTTGTTGTTTCTATCCACTCCAAATTCGGCAACACATCGGCTTCGGCTTCAAACTGTTTCCATTCAGCCGCTCGATGTGCGCGAATTACGGCGGTGTCGTATTCGGTTTTCAGCCACGTTTTATTGTAATGGTCGGCGATTGGCAGTACTTCCTTTTTCCACGCGCTAAATGATTTCAATTTGCCGTTTTCGTCAAGCAAGCGCGATGCTATATCGTTTTGTTGGCGATGTACGCGAAAAGCTGAAAACACGGCATTATTGTAGCGTATTTCGTCAGCGAAAGCATCTGCTGGATTGAAATGCGCCTGTGCAAAACCTTTGTTCGTGGCTTCGTTGAATGCTCGCCACGTTTCACGAAACAAATTCGGCTCGATTTCTGTTTTTGGGTTAAATTCTTTTCGGTAGATATTTTCGAGTGCTTGTGCGATTACTTCATCGTCAAATTTAAACCCGGCACCGACATCATTCAAATCTTGCAAACAAGAGCAATTACAGTCGTACAGATTATCGACTAAAACTTTAAGACTGCCCCTCTCTTTCGAGGGGCGTAAACGAAAAAATCGAACAAAGATTGAAAAAGATTTTTGTCGGCAGGCTCTCGATTGGCGCGAGCGTCCTCGTTGCTTTCTTGTTTTTTGCTCAAAATTTCCTGCATTAGTTTTTGACTTTCCTTTTGTTTGGCTTTCAGTTCCTCGTAATTATCGGGCTTTGGAACACCGTAAGTGTTGTACCAATAATCATCGCCATACGGCACTTTTTCTGAAACTTTTTCGTCTATTTTCAAGCGTTTTTCCAACTCGGCGAGGTCAATTTCCATTTCAAATTCAAATGAACCGCCCTCAACAGGATAGCCGTAAGATTTCAAAATTTTGATAAACCATTCCTCGTTCAAAATATTTTGCACAAAAGCAATGTCCGACTTGCTGATTTCTAATTGCTGTCCGGCTTGTATTTTTGCCTGTGCGTAACCCGACGAACTTCCCGAAGTGGTTGTTTCGGTGTTTCCAAGAATAGCAACGGACATTTCGGAGTTGCAGGTTTGGATTAAACGCGTTTGCAGTTCGCCTGTTCCGTTGCTTGTTTTTCCGTCCAACATTTCAAATTTCGCCTGCTTCGGCACCATCATAACCAACGAACCGCCCGATTCTTTGAGCAATTTTCGCAACTCGTCTTTTGTTTTGGAATCGTAGGCATCGTAATAAATAATGCGTACCGGTTGCCCGAATATCTCTACATATTGGGCAAAATCGCCAAAGCCGGCACGTTTAAAGCGCGTACATAGAACATTGCAGTAACAATCCCAAATCGCGCTTATCGCCAATAGTCCAAACGTATGGCAGGCTGTCAATTTCTATTCCGGTGCTGTCGTATTGCGATTTTACCACAATGCCCATTTCGGGGCGTATGTGTTTGCGTGGGATTTCGTCAAAATCAAACTTTTCGCCTTGTATAAATTCAATACCCGAAATTCCCCAAAATTTACTTTCGAGAATAAGCTCAACAAGCCGATTAAATTTGTTCGACCATATCAACGCATCAAAGGCATCAACTTTACGCTTGTTTTTATCCACAAATTTGATTGATTTATTCAGTACGCTATCTAATCGTTTGCGTATTATTCCTCTTAGATGTCCGTCTAAGGTTGTAATGTCGTGGTATAAATCGTAGAGCGCAACGCGGCTCGGAAGCTGGATGCTTTCCGCGCGTTGTATTGCCGATTTCAGTTTGCCGACATCTTTACGGTTACGGTCGGGCGAAACGAGCGTAAAGTCGTGAATTATAAGTTCCGGTTGCTTTTGTGTTTGTTTTTTTGCCATATTTAAAAGAAATTGTTGTTTTTGCGTAATGAATCAAACCACACGCCACCGGTTACGATGTCCACGCCGGGGTCGGGTTTGTATGGTAAATTGGGATTGACCAAGCCGGATTGCAAATCTCTCAGCCATTTGAGCGCGTCCTCGTAGTCGGCTCGAAATAGTTCTATATCTACATTCGGGTTTGAAAGTCTTACAAGATAGTACGAGGCAATGATTTTGACTATCTTTTTAATCAACTCTATTTCTGTGCCTATGTAAGTTGGTGCGCTGTTGGCGGTTCCGAAAATGGCATCGGTGTCGTATCGGCTCATATAGGAACGTACAAGACTTTCGGCTGCGAGTATTTGCAACTCTGCCGCTTCTTGGTCGCCTCGCGTAATGGTTTGGATTATTTCGCTGTAAAGGCTTGTTTGGCTTAATTCTTTTACTGTTACTAACATTCGTCTGAATTATTTTTAGTAAAAACTATTCTTTTGTTTAACTTGAAAAATCTGCAAAACCCGACTTGTTCTTTTTTATCGTGTTTGCAATAACATTTTTCTTTCCAATTGCTGTGGGTGTTATTTTTACACCGAAAACATAAATCAGTCATATACTTTGTTTAAAATCGTTTTGAATTTACATTTTTAAAACTCTCAAACATTCCTGCTACTCCAACGGCTTCCGTTTCACGAAGTTTGAATACCGCACCCTCTACTGCATCGGGACCGTCCATTCGTTTTTGCTTGCGCGTGAAATTTTTGAATTGTGCTTTTAGTCGCTTCATATTCGGGTCGTCTTTTTCCGCTTCGTTAAAAATTAGATGCCCCAGTCGATTAATAGGTTCGAGCGTTCCCTCAATTCGCGTGTATTTGTCTTTTTTGTCGCGGTCATCACCGGCAACTGGCAGAAATACCTTTGTTTCGTTGGCACGAGTATAAATCATAGGAAGCAAAACCTGTTCGTAAAATGGGTTTTGCAAGCTGTTGTTTTCGATAAAAACACGCACATTTTCAACATTTTTCGCTTTGCAATAATTGTAACATTCAAACAAGCATTCGACAAATTTTGCATTGCTCATTGTGTCTAAAAACACCTTTACAATAAAAAAGTCAAAATCTTTTTTCGCAACGATACCGACCGCTTTATGCGAACCACTGCTTACATCTTTGTTGCTCGTTGCCGGGTCGGCGTAAATACAAACTTGACAACTGTCGAGACGTGGAATTTTGCCGTCTTTTAAGTCTTTGAAAGTTTCACCGCCATCCATCGGGTTGTTGAAATACTCTTTTTGTGCGCTTTCGTAGGAAATCAGCGACAGCACGCGGTCGATGTCTTCTTCTCTGTTTTTGGAAGCCCACGTTGATTTGCCGTTTTCATCGCGGATATTAACAATGTCGAATTTATCCGCTTTTTCGCTCAGTTTTTTCACGGCGCAATTTTCGTGTATAATGTTGCCATTTACGAGTATTCGGATAGGGTTTGAAATGGAGCGCGTACCGATTAATGCCTGTTCTATCCAATTAATTTTGGCTTTCATTATATCCTCGTTTCGGCATTCCTCGTCTGTATCAATGTCGTCAATGATAATGCCGTCGGGGCGCACATTATCCCTTCGTGTTCCGCGTGGCGATTGTCCCCAGCCCAGAGCGCGGAACGAACAACCTATTTGTGTGGTAAATTCCGCTGCTTCCCATTTTCCATAAGTTGCCTGTACACCATAATCGGCAATTAGTCGCTTGTTGGCTTCAAAACAAGATTTGAACGGCAACAACAGGCGAGAGGCGTTGTCATTGGAATTAGAAACAAGCAACACGTTTTTCACGCGCTTTGTCATAGCCAAATATATAAATTCCATCATTGCCCGCGCCGATTTTGCTAA